TGCTTCTAGTGCGACAGATGCTGCAAACTCGGCTGCCGCTGCATTGGCGTATTCGATCCAACACTACAGAGGTTATTACACAACTCTAGCTGCACTGACATCTGGTGTATCATCACCAATTGGCGGTGACTATGCAGATGTAGATGCGGGTACAGGTTCTAATGCATCGCAATATATTTGGGATACCAATGATAACGTTTGGGTTCCTGCAAGTGCCCCTACACCGGTCACTGCATCTCAAGTAAAAGCATTGTACGAATCTAACCTCAACACCAATGCATATACCGATGTTGAGAAAGCTAAATTAGGTACAATGTCGTCTATTGGTTATCCAAGTTTGGCAGTCGCCGCAACAATTAACATCGGATCTACAGATTCTGAAACAATTAACATCACCAACGTAGCTGGTCCATTATCGATCACATCATTCGGTACTGCAAACGCTGGTGTATACAGACGCTTGATTATTGCAGGTGGTGCCGGTGCTAAGACTCTAGTATACAATGCAACCTCAATGATTATTCCCGGTTCTGCTAACTTAGTGTTCTCCGCAGGAATGGTAATTGAAACTGTATCATTGGGTGGTGGTAACTGGAAAGTTACTTCGGTATGTAAAGCTGATGGTACTGCTGTAGTTTCAAGTCCATGGACCGGTGGTACTGCAACCGGTGTAATCAATGAATCCTCGGTGCAGAATATTGGGGTTGTATCAAGTAAAATCGATTTGGGTGCTGCAATTACCAACACCCTGATTCTAAATGCATCTGACGGTAGTGCTTCAGTATCAAATCTTGGTACTGGTGTAAGTGGCTCCAAACGAAAGTTGATCAACCTATATTCAGGGTCTGTAGCATTTGATACCACTGGTAATATCAACACAAATGCAATCGGAGCTGTAACTTCATTTAACTTTAACTACGGTGATGTTCTTGAGTTTACATATAACACTCTCAACAGCATGTGGTTTGTCACAGATTATGTAACAACATACCCTCAATATAGTGGTATTGGTGTTGGTGGTGTTACAGGTAATTCGCAAGGTATTATAGATATTGCGGGTAGTTCTACCAACCCACGTTCGGCTCCAATCAAACTGCGTGCTGGTACAAACATGACCACACCTGAGAACGGTGCGTTCGAGTATGACGGTACATCGCTGACATTTACCACTGGTAGTTCACGGTTGACTTTGGCATCGCCTACAACCAACCTTGGTACAAAAGCGGCTAATGGTGCAAACTCTGACATTACGTCTCTGACAGGTCTTACAACTGCCCTATCTGTTGCACAAGGTGGTACAGGATTAACAGTTGCACAAACAACTAACAATATCGGCGAAGGTACAACTAACCTTTACTACAAAGATTCAAGAGCTATTGCGGCCGTACTCACAGGATTTGCAGTAGGATCTAACGCAACTGTTGCGGCTACTGATTCGATTCTTGCGGCTATTGGTAAAGTTCAAGCTCAAATCAACGCTAACGTAACCAGTATTGGTACAAAAGCTGCGAAGGGTGCAAACTCCGATATTACCAGCTTAACTGGATTAACAACTGCCCTATCTGTCGCTCAAGGTGGTACAGGATTAACAGTTGCACAAACCAGCGATAATATTGCAGAAGGTTCGACCAATCTTTACTACAAAGATTCTAGAGCTATCGCAGCATTGTTAACCGGATTTACAGTAGGTGCAAACTCAACAGTTTCTGCAACAGATTCGATTCTGGTGGCAATTGAAAAAGTTCAAGGTCAGATTAACGCCAACGTAACCAGTATTGGTACAAAAGCGGCTAAAGGTGCAAACTCTGACATTACTTCGCTAACAGGTCTTACAACAGCTCTATCTGTTGCACAAGGTGGTACTGGGGTAACTACACTACCAGCGCTGGCAACTGCTATGAGTTTGGATCAGGTAACCAACACCAGCGATGCTAACAAACCAGTTTCAACCGCACAACAAACCGCGTTGAATGCTAAATTGGCATTAGCTGGTGGTACAATGTCTGGTGCATTCAACGAAGCCCCATTTGTTACTCTAGCAAGTGCTTCTACAGTTGCTGTTGGGGCTGCTGCTGCTAACACGGTCAACATCACTGGTACTACAACTATCACAGGGTTTGACACAATTGCAGCGGGTGCGAGACGTACCGTAGGGTTTGCTGGATCATTAACATTGACTCATAACGCTACTTCATTCAGTTTGATTGGTTTAGCTAACATTGTTACTCAAGCTGGTGATACTGCGATATTTGTGTCTCGCGGTAGTGGTAACTGGACAATGAGTGATTACACTCGGGCATCAGGCATGCCGTTGGGAATGATTGGTACATGTTCTCAGACCTCCGGTGTTCCAACTGGTGCGATTATTGAAACTGGTACAAATGGTAACGGTACATATACCAAATGGGCTGATGGTACAATGATTTGTACTAAGACCGCGACAGGATCGACCGCAGTCACATCAGGTTCTGGTTCTATGTATACATCCGTTCTTCTGGGTGCCCAAACATATGCGGCTACATTTGCATCTGTTTCGTATTCCAGCGTTGGTATCATAAGTACGACTACCGGAACTGCATATATCGGCCTGCCGGGTGCTAGTTCATTAACTGCATCAACATCGTATTACATTATCAGTCCTACAAGTGTAGGTTCTATGTCGTTTACAGTTGAAGTAATCGCGATTGGTCGCTGGTTCTAAAACAATAAATACCCAAGTCAGTGACTTGGGTATTCAATAAAGGATTTGTAATGATTATTAAATTTTCACCGCAACGTCGGGATGATGTCCTGACCGTTATTAAAACCGGGGATATGCTCAATATCAACGGTGAAGACTTCGATTTTTCTTTTATCACGGAAGGATCGACGTTACCAGCAGAAGCTGTTGGATCTGAATGGGTTGTAGGGGATGTTAGTAGAACTAATGGTCAGCTAACCCTAACCCTATTGCTACCAAATTCAATCGACGCTACCGATGCTGCTAAATTCCCAGTTGATCTTACCGACCCAGTTGATGGGCCATTGGAGTTACCGGTATGAATATTGATGTAACCAAATTAGTTACGGCTGATATGAAAGCAGCTAAAGCTAAAGCAGAACTAGAATCACAATATGTAGATGCTGTACAGACCCAGTTAGATTTGATTGCGAAATCTTATGGTTATGATGATATCAAAACTGCTGTAACTTATGCTGATGAACCGGCAGTTGCTAAATTCCAAACAGATGGGAAAGCTTTAAGAGCTTGGCGATCATTGGTATGGAACTATTGCTATGAACAACTAGCATTGGTGGAATCTGGGTCTAGAACCCAACCTACAATTGAAGCTTGGGTATTGGAATTGCCGGTAATGGCGCCTATTCAATATAGCTGATAAACAAGGGTGTTAGGATGAGTAAGTTTTTAAACAATCTGAAAAGTGAACAGTTGGGTAAATGGAATCATAGACTATTGGCCCAACTTGATTTACAGGATGACATTCATGGGGTGATCAGTGCCCCAGTTGATTTTGAAACAGATTTCGCATCAATCAATTCTATGCATAACATCATTCTATTCCCTATTTGGGCATTAGTGGCCGGGTATGGTAACCCGTCTGCTGCTCTACATGATCATCTGTACACCACAGGTGAACTTAGCCGTAAAGAATGTGATGGTGTTTTGTATCGTGCATTAAGAGCTGAAGGTGTCGCCAAATGGCGTGCTTGGATGTTCTGGGCCGGAGTTCGTATTGGTGGTAGAAATCATTATATGACTGCATAACGAAAAGGGGCCAATTGGCCCCTTTTTTATTTGCTTATAAATACAGAATACACAACAGGAATACATATGGACACTATAATCTATTCCGATATTCGTAAGAATATGCTAATGGACCCAATTACATACGATGTATCTGCTGCAACCAATGACAGAGCCATTATCGACTCTGTTATGAATTTGGTTTTAACTGAAAAAGGTGAGCGGCTATACCAACCTGAAGTTGGTGGGAACATTTCCGGGCTATTATTCGAGCTAATGTCCGATGAAACAACTTATATGATCAAGAGGGAAATTCAGGAAGTGATTACCAACTGGGAACCAAGAGCGGTTCTTCAACAGGTTGATGTGATCCCTGATTATGATAACAACGCTTATTATATTACCATTCGATTCTATACAATCTACAACTTAGAGCTACTTCAAGTAGCAGCTCTAAACCTAAATTCTAAGGCTACTTCATGATTAATACCGACTTCTCTGCTTTAGCGTTTGCAGACGTTAAGAACAGCTTAATCAACCATTATAAAAACAGTGCAAATTTCGCGGATTATGATTTTGAAGGATCGCGGATGAACACCCTAATTGATGGTTTGGCATATGCCGCACTGTACCAAGGTACAATGGCAAACGCTGCACTATTCGAATCATTCCTGCAATCTGCCCGTAATCGTGGATCGGTTGTAATGGGTGCGCAAAATATCGGATACGTTCCAGCATCAACCCGTGGTGCAACTATCGACATGGGTATAACCTTAACCTACAACCAACCCGGTGCATTGCCAAACTCGGCTAAAGTTCCTTTTGGATTCAAATTCTCTGGTACGATGGGTGATACAAAATATGATTTTGTGACATTCAAAGATACTTTCATCACGAAGAATACTTCCGGTACATATACCGGTGATTTGAATGTAATCCAAGGTAAGATTATCCGTCAGCAATACACATGGGCTGCTAATACAAGAATTTTTATCCGAGATACCACAATTGATCGTAGATATATACGAATTCAGGTAGACGGGGTTGATTATACTCTTGCTGGGAATGCGGCACGAACAGGCTCTACTGATACTGTGTATTATTTCCGTGAAACTCAAGATGGGTGGACCGAAATTTATTTTGGTGCGGGTGAATTGGAAGTAATCCCCGGTCAGCCGGATTTGAGTAGCTATGTAGGTGGGATTACCCCAGCGGTAGGTCAAACTGTTGTTATCCAATATCTATCCGTGAAAGGTTCAGATGGTAATGGAATTACCACCTTTAAAGCGGTGGATTCGGTTGCGGGATTTGACTTTGCGATCACATTGTCATCAGATGCTGTCAGTGATGGTGGCGGTGATAAAGAAAATATTGAGCGCATCAGAACCGTTGCACCAAAGGTATTCGAGGCTCAGGGTCGTTGTGTTACTGCTCAAGACTATGAAGCATTTGTATTGCAGCAATTTGGATCGGTGGTTCAAGCTATTCGGTGTTTTGGTGATAATACCAAACCGGGTTATGCATTCATCGCGATCAAACCAGTCAATGAACTGGTTATGAATAGTGCGGAAATGCAAGCAATTGAGGACTATTTGTCTGATTACAATGTGGTTACAATTGCCCCTTTGATTGTAACCCCGGATTATATTTTCATTGAACAGACGATATCAGTAGATTATCGGGTCACTGAATTAAGTGTATCGGAAGATCAACTGATTACCAATATCAAGGCTCAGGTAGAAGCATATTTTGCTCAGAACATTACCACATTTTCGGCTAGTTTCCACACGTCCAAATTGCTTGGTTATATAGATAACACAGATACATCAGTATTAGGTTCTAGATGTAGTATTCGATTGGTTAAAGAATTGGAAGATAACTATCTAACACCAACAACTGGTGTAAACTTCCTGAATCCATTGGTGTCCAAATCGTTTATCAGTTCTCCTATTTCGTTTATTCAAGATCCTGCAAACCCGTATAACTTGAACATTCTTAGTACGGATTCTGGTGGATTGGTTATTGGACCATTCAAAGCCAATTCCGGTATTACTCAACAAGCATATGGTTCGAATGACTTCAACCGAGTCGGCACCGCACCTGATAACCAATATTTTTGGATTGGCACAATTGATCATCCATCCGGTGCTGTGTATTTCAACCTTGGAGCATTGGGACTTCCTAGAAGTAGTTTTGCGGTAGCTAATCTTCAAATGTACGCCAGCCCGGTAGAGACTGATATCTATACCAAAAACGGTTCTCTGATTGTATACGAGCCTTTATTGCGCCCATCTTACATTTCAGTTGCTATTCACCCAATTTTGTGATAATAAAACATGGCACAATCACCAGCATTAGAAATAGTTCGAATTAAGAATGTCGCCGGGACATTTGCCATGATTACATGGGATGATCTTGGTGGCGTCTTCAACTATGAAGTTCAGAAGTCTGCAAACGGCGGTCAATTTATTGCCGCCGGGATTACAAACAATTCTGAATATTTCGATCAACAAGTAACCCCAAATACCCTGTATGTTTATAGGGTACGTGCAATATCAACTGAATATACTCCAAGTGATTGGACTCTATCAGAATCATTCACTACATTTGCAAGTAATTCATATGTAGTGACATCACAATCATCAGTTTCGATATATAAAAATTTCATTGATCAAAAATTGACGAAAGCCAACAGCATTTTCAATTTCAATAAAGATGAAATCGATGGTGTATTGGTCAAAGAAGGTTTTGCGTTTAATAACTCACATACCAATGTCACTGATATTGAAAATTATATTCTCTACCAAGATGAATCTCTAAAGCTATATGGAGACGTGTCAGAAGCGTGTGGGGATAGATACAAGCTTCTCCCTGCATACTTCAATGATATTTTCTTTTCGTTTGAACGTAAGCAATCTATTGTTAGATACTCGAAAAATAATGCTGCATCATGGATTCTCCATCGCGGGATTCTTGGTCGAGTGGGAAATCCGGTAGGTACACAAGTTGCTGTAACAACTGATGAATCTATGTATATCATGGGTTGGGATGGTATCTACAATCTAACATTCAGCACCGATATTAAATGGTCTGATAATGTGATGACACTTAGTTCTGTGACTCAAACATTCAGTCCAAGTAATCCGGGGTCGTTCCGTATATCAAAACTGGTGGGTCTACCATCTGGGTTGGGATTGGGGTCACTGGAAGCAATTACTATTGATGAAGATGGTGATCGGCTGTATGTAGCATCGGCCAACACAATATATTCACTGGAATTAAAATCACTGAGTTTGGATGGGTCTGGTAACAGACAGTGGAATGCAAACACCATTACCATTACTGGCGATACCACGAATGATGTTCTGGTTAAGAACTTGGTGGCTTTCAATGGCGGTCTGTATGCGTATGTGCCGGGCACTAGGATCGGGGCTGGGGTAACCCTCGAAAGTGGGTATAACGTCGCTCCATCGACCTATGAGGGGATCTATCAAATAGATAATGATCTTACCGTATCAAGTCGAGTATATGGAAATAACAACGATGAAGAGACTACACTTGATCCGTTGATTTCTAACTTATCAAGATCATCGACACATATTTTATTTGACGGTATTAATAAACCATATCTATTGACAGATGATCCTTCCTCGTTGGAACCTTCTACACCGGGTTATACTGATAGTGATCTTGATCCAGAGAGAGTTGATTATGCGGTTCAATACATAATTGATCCAACTAATATCGTAACCAACAACCGTGGATATAGAAAACCAATCCGATCCGCCGATGGAGTATCATGGGTTCCCCGTGAAGAAAACTATCACTACGAATCGCAGTACCTATGGTTTGATGGGAATCGAGTTTGGGTGAACTATAAAGCAAAATTGCATTCATTACAAAACGTACAGATTTCGTTCAGGCGTTCACCAATACATCTGAAACTTTGGATAACGGTAAGTATACCTTCTATGCGGATTCGTTCAATATTAGCGGATTCCCCGGATATGTTATTGGGATGGTATTTTACAAAAAATCGACCGGTGATCTTATTGGGTATTACAGTCTAGGGTTCCGTACCCGTGATAATGCGATTTTCACATGGGTTCCTGATCGACAAATTGCAAACGCAATCTTGGCGTCCAATTCAATTGATGCCGTGGTTGTAGAAGATCCACCAACCAATGAATCTGATATTGTACCTCCTTTAGATCCAATGGTATATCAGTTCCTACCTGAACAGTTCATCCAAAATGAGCCTTTGTATGTATCGTTTGTTGAAGAATATCTGAAATTCTTGTCTAGTGATAGACACTCTGATTATGGTCAGTTGTACAACCTGATTCAAAACCATGATGTAAATGAAACAGAATACTTGCAGATGTTCTATAATGATCTATCGAAGCGAAATGTCTATCTAGATACTGCAAAATGGACCCAGCTTTTGAAGTTCATAAACAACAGACCATCGGATCTATATTCCATCAAAGGTGTGAAGGATTCGTATAAGTTTCTGTTTAAATTGCTGTACAATGAAGATGTGACTATTACAACGGAAATCGACTCTCAGTATGAGTATGATATTATCATCGCATCCGACAACGCTACATCGGATTTAGTTGGGAACCGACTTACATCCAGTACAGGGTATGGGGATGTCGTGTACTATGATCGGTACTATGATGAGAACGGTAATGCATACTGGCAGATGACGCTAAATAACATCATAGGGGAATTTGATATCGGCGAAACCCTCACATCATTAGGCAACCCAGCGTTTACGGGGACTGTTATTCGTGGTGTTGTTGGTAAAGAGGCACCACTGGATAGTCAGGATTATTTGAACCGTGGTCCAACCTACTATGCGATATCGATTTATTCCCAAATGCAAGTTTCGAAATATCGCGATGATGTTCTAAGGTTTGTGCATCCGGTCGGGTTTGGATTTGTTGGGATTATGTTGATCACCATGTTTGTAAACTCAGGTGTTTCTACAACTCACAAAGAAACCTTGGTGGACATCCTGCAAACCCTGAAATGGGATATGGGACTTCCAAGTGTATATCCACCTACGATCCCGGCGTTGGATACCAATGGAAAATATCAGATGAATAATTATGGTGTGATTCAGACAATACCCAATCCGCTGGCAGGGCAAGCTTTCCCGTTGACTCCTACATATATGACTGATAACCCACAAGTTATAGACGGTCAGAATTCGGATCAGCGTCGTAAGGATTCTTACTTGTTCGATAGTTCAAACCTGCGTTTTATAAACATGCGTAAACTCGTTGATCGTCGTCTAAAAGATGGATTAACCCAAAGGAAAGATTCATAATGACAGTTATATATCGTGGGTTGGTAACCCCTAAATTTAGAACAACCGCGATGATGAACTTTATTGGGAGAATTGCGGATGATGCCGACTCGAACACATACTATATGTCGTTCGGTCGCGCAACACCGTGGTCCACCTACGAATCTAGTTCATATTTTAAACCGCCATACCCGGTCACCAATGATACTGGTATTGCGTCTCTATGGGATGACATGCTTGGGCTTATCAAAGTATCCAAGCTGTCATGGATTCCTGTAATTCCTCGCCGGGATTGGGGGAATCCATTGTATCCGGGTAGTTTGACATTCCAAATTGATGATGTGGTGGTTGTCAACTCGCTAACCGGTGTGAATAAATATGACACAGCCGACGCGGGATACATGGTATATCGATGTGTGCAAGTCCCACAGACCGATGGTACATGTAGTGTCAATCAACTGCGGGATAGAACAGATTGCTTGATGGCAGGTGGTACATGGTCCCCTACAGCTAGTTTGGGTGGGTCTGATAATATTCCTAAAGGGAAGACCTCTGCATACGATTCTGGTGATGGTTACCTATGGGCATACCTCTACACTATTCCACCAGATGAAGTTATTAATGCAACCAACGATGATTACATTGTTGTGCCGACTCCAGATGATATTACAACCAATCCTAGTAAATGGGGAATTGTAGATACTGGGAACATCAACCAAATTAGCCGAATTATTTTCGATATCAACTGTAGTTCTCTGATGGGTGCTGCCCAGTTGACAGACCGAGATTTCACTAACACAAACCGGGTAGGTAATACCGGATATCGTCAGTTGGCAATTCTGGTGAACCCATTGCTTGCAAAAGCACATCAAGGTGACCCGGATGTTAAAGCAACTGATTACACCTATGACCCTAGCCAACTTCTGGTTGAATCTGGTGAAGTTCTTTACATTGAGAACCGACCGCCAATTTATCGCTCTAGCGATCAAACAGAATCTATCCGAATTATTTTGAGTTTCTAATAATGAGTAAAAACCTGCTTATCACGGGTGTTGCTGGTGATAATACCACCGGTGACACTCTATATAATGGTGCAACCAAGATCAATGCAATGTTTGGTGAGGTATACGACGCTTTTGGTCTACAAGGCTCTAACCCTCAAGACATTCATGCTACTGGCTATTTCCAAACACCACCACGTAGTTATTACACCTATCCAGTTACTGCTGGTAGTATGTTGAACGTTGACACCCGAAATGGTGTACTTTCGGTGAAACTTCCTAATGGTCGAATCGGTGAAATGGTTAAACTCCGCGATCCGTTTGGTTCGTGGGTATCCAACCCAATTACTGTCTATGCAGATGGTATTGAAGAGATTGATAGTCTTCTGACTCCGGTCACACTAAATATATCATTCATCGAAGTAACATTTGTGTGTATCAACGATACACCGGGTCAAGTAAACTGGACATACTCACTGAAGAGTTTGATGGATCGTACCATTAGACTGATCGATACAGTATTTGTCCTAACCCCAACAACCCCAATTACTTACACAATCGGTAGTACGGCGTCATTTACATCTGCTCAGTTGTTCTTTACAGGACTTCAACGTCAAGGTGGTACGGCTGTCACTTCCTCTGAAATTCATCTGGCACAAGACGGTACGAACTATGTTTATAATGAATCCTCGGTACTTGGCACTGGCCCTTCTCGTGTATACGACATCGATTTTTCTATTCAGTCTGGTACAGTTGTAATGAGCTTAACCACGACACTTCCACAAGTTAAAGTCGCGGTTAGATCAACCGACTTCACACGAATTGTATTGTGAGTAACTAAATGAAACAAGATATTATTTTAGGCGCAGCGGTTGATGATTCGACCGGTGATTATATTCGTCAGGGTGGGTTGAAGATCAACTCCAACTTTGATGAAGCATATGCCGCATTAGGGGATGGAACCGAGTTCCATCCTGCCGGTGCTTTCCAAACGTGGTCGCTTAGTAACGGATCGGATTTGACTCCAGATTTTGGTGAAGCATATAACATTAACACATTGGCTGGTGTGATTGAAGTTACACTGCCAAAGGGTTCCCCCGCAGAATATGGTCGTGTTATCAAACTACGCGACGTACATGCATCATGGGGCACCAATGATTGTATTGTCCAACCTACGTCTGGTGATTCAATCGGTGGTTCTACTAACCCGGTTGACTTTGCTACAGATTTCTTAGATTTGACATTCGTTTATACATCCCCATCGACATGGAGATATATCTACGGGGTTAAATTGGATTCTCTTCCGGTTCTTCCGGGTGCGGGGGTTGTGGTACAAACGTTTAGAGTTACACCTACTCAATATGCGGATGGATTCTTCACAAATATCAGTCCGGCTGGATATGATGCAAGTTCCGTTCAGGTTTATCGAAATGGTGCGTTGCTTACATATGATTCGAATATTGCTAATACCGACTACGGTTCTCGGAATGGTACTGCAATTACTCAATTGAATGGTGTTGACATTTATGTCCCATATGTAATTTCTGGTGATGTAATTACAATCATCAGCTACTCAAGAAGTGTAGAAAGTAGTCCAGTATCATATGTTAGATATGACTGTCAGATGATTTCTGCTGGTAATCCACAAGTTGCTGTCTCCGGTCAATCCGCGAAGATTAAAACCGGTGGTATGTACAGCTTAACGGATTTTGGGTTACCAACCGATGAACAAGTAAACCCCGCTGCATGTCAGGTATTGGTTAATGGTACGGTATTGGTGCAGGCTGGTAAAGCACTGTTGAGTTCCGCTGGGCATGAAGATTATGCCATTGGTGCCGATAGCTTAGGTCGATGGAATCAGTTAAGTATTAGCCCAGATTTGAATGATGGTGACATTGTTACGATCATCTATTTCAACAATGAAATTGGATCAATTTTGGGGTGGGATACAATTGGTGGTATTCAATCTAGAGTGGCTGCGCAATTCTTAGATACTTCGTTCATATTCAATAGATCGAACAAGATCCGGTATACCGATCCAACTAATCCATCTGCGGTTACAACCGCCGTTGTTGCGGGAACTGAAACTAATATCAGGTTTGCAAACGTTATTCAGTTGCTTGAATCGATTTATCCAATCGGCTCTCTATACATGAATGCAAACAACCCGGCAAACCCGTCCCTATATATGGGGTTTGGTACATGGGCGAGATATGCCACCGGACGTACCATATTTGGGTTTACTGATGCGTTGGATAGTACCAACAGTCCAGATCCATTGTTTGGGGTAAACCCGGATATCTTAGATGACTATGGCAATCCTGCAAAAATTGCTGGTAATAGAATTGGTGCTAGGCAAGTACAACTGGGTGTACAACACATCCCAGAATTAGTATCAGATCGTCAGTACATGCGGGAAGCATTGTCCGGGACCGGTGAAATAAATCTAACCGGGTGTCTACCAGACCCTAGCGTAACTTTAGCATCTTTAGCTACATATGAATTGGCAACGGTTAATATCAACGGCACGACAGGTCAATCTGCGTCAGACTTTGCTATTATCCCACCGGCAATTACAACCTATATTTGGGTGAGAACTGCATAATGAGTATTAATAGACAGGCAGCATCAATTACAACCAATGATGCGGCTGATATCACATATGATCAAACATTATTCCCGCAAATTGGGTCGGCTTCTGCCGCCCAACAAGCGTTGGGTATTGATGGGCCGAATGTTCAGGCAGCACTAGATCAAATTTACGATAGCACTACCGTACAACCCGGTGCTATTGTTGTAACATTAAGTGCATTGAATCCGAATACCGCACCTACAGTAAGTTATTCGCAGGTAAGTAAGGTCACCGTTACTGGAACCCCGGTAGCTGGAACTTTAATGATCGCTGGATATCAAGTTGCGATTTTGGCGACTGATACCACAACACAAATTGCAACAAAAATCAGTACAGCGTTGGCCGCAAATACAACAGTGTTTTCATCTGTCGTTGCATCGACCAATACCGTAACATATTCCTATATTGATAATCATGACCACCAAGTTGACAATAAAGTTCAGCTAGGTCTGACTATCGCGACCACTACCACCACATACGGTGGGACTCCGGGGTATCTTGGATATGGTTGGTGGGAGCTTCTGGGGTCTGAAGCTAAATACGGTAAGACCTTCTATAGCTGGTTGCGAATCTCATAAGGTGAGTTATGACAAACACATTTACATACGCTAAGGCGGTTTCGGAATCATTTACGGCACCTAAAGTCGGATTTGACCCAACCACCGGCCCAGCGGTGGCGAAAGGATTTACTTCTACAAACGTGCAGGATGCGATTGTAGAGTCGAAATACATCCCGGTATATGCTAGCCAGACCATACCGGGGATCGTGCGTAACGCGACGGATACAGAGTCCCTATGGGAAGCTGTAGTTAATGCTTACGTTACACCTAACCAGATGGCCGCAAAGATCCACAATTTTTGGACAAGTGTAATTCAACCGGCAATCCCACCGGCTGTAACCTTACCGACATTTACATATGGTGGTAGTGGTTCTATGGCTGGGATGGCATCAACATACACTGGTCTTCCTGTCGGCTCATTTGTTGTATTTGAAGAATACTACACCTATGTAGTTGGATGGGGTAATGGTAGTTCAACTGTCGGCGCATACCGCCGTAGAACAATGGTTCTAACAAATAATGCCGGATGGCAGATGGTGATTCAATGATTAATACTTCGGTTCAATCTGTTTCTGATTTGATGCAACAGATTGATGCTGTTATCCCAACTGGGAAACAGGCAATGCTTGCTAAGTTCAACGCATATTCCGGTGCATTTATTACCTGTCAAGGTGTGGTTCCACTAGAATATCTGAATACCAAAAATTTCACTTTTATTGAAATTCAGATTGACCCGGTGACCCAAAAAGTTGTTGGCACCAAGGATAGTTTCACTATTGTTGATATCGCAACATCCAAGACTAAAATCTACGAGACGCAAGTAAACACGTTGTGTCGGGAAAAAATTTACAAAAGATTTCATCTTGAAGTTCAGTTGGATATTATCCGTCAAGCGGTTGCTGAACTATTGCAGAAGGTTGGTCTTGAGGATGAAGCTTTGTTTGATATGAACGATTACATCGATGATGTTAAACGCGCAAACAAGGTTTTGAAACAATCCTATATCAGCAATCCAGATTTTGAGTTCATTACCATTGAAGCTGAACAAGCTGAACAAGATGCTCAGTTGGATGGTGGATTACATGAATTGATGGGGCCAGCCAACCTTGTTAGTCAAGGATTGACGGCAAAATAATGGCACTTCAACTAATTGAATGTCCACATTTTACGCAACGATTTTGCAGAGAACTTGTGAGCGAACTTGATGAATTTGATGCAAACAGATTCACAGATCGCTCTAAAGGAACAACTCTGTTCCGCACCATTGAACGAGTGCCAGCCAAATATCGATCTATGATCAATTTGGATATCCCGAAGTCAATTCGTGAAAAATTGATCAAGGCCGCGCCCAAATGTGGAAGCTTCCTAGAAGAAGTGATTGTAAATATGTATGAACCGGGTGATTTTATCCCGATGCATATTGATTCACATCACTACTTGAGTTTCTGTGTTGTTCCATTAGTGGAAGATGGTGATGGATTCTCTGCGTATTTTGATGGTCCAGATGGCGATGAAACCTTCTATCCAGACACTATCGGAACTGGTATCCATGTCACCGGCAATAAGTTGGTACATGCTGTCAGACCGGTATCCTATAAACGTTATATAGCGTTGTATCTTTACCTATGAGCATCCATATTAAAAGAAAACATCTAACCAAGAAAGCTGTGAAGTTGTTAACCTCAATTTCCGATAATGCTACTTGGGATGTATCGACATCCATTCGTCGTAGAATGGGTGCAAATGGGATGGATAACCCTTCTATGTATAAAACTTGGAAGTGGTATAAAATCCCTCGCCCTGATAAAGCGAATATCATTGATCAAACACCGAGTGGGATTTGGGATAAAACGTTCCTATTCTTCTTCAGGAAATATGATAAGGATGTTGGTCTGTTGGACACTATGACCAACTGGGTTGGCACTAAGAATACCGCAAGCTTCTTTTGCGTATCACTTGGTGTAAATCAACAAATTATCATTGATGGTGAATTGTTCATGTTGGAACCGGGCGATTCTATCAAATTCAACATTACCCATGAACATCTAGTCCCAAAAGTTAAGGAAGACAACCTCTGGGCAATCTGGATGACAGTGGAATAAATAAAAGGGGCCAATTGGCCCCTTTTTCCGTTTATAAATACTTGTATCAATTGGGGATATAAAATGGCAACAGCTACAAATCCTACTCAACTTAAAAATATCATTCTTTCCAGACTAGGCGCCCCGGTTAATACAATTAACGTAACCGAGCCCCAGTTATTTGAAGCAATCGATAGAGCGGTAGATATCTATGTTGACTATCACTATGATGGTGTTAACAAGATGTATGTGATCAAAACTATTACAGATGACGATGTTGCGGCTGGTTAATCCAACTCGATGTTCAAACTACAAGCCGTGTCAAGAGTATATCGAAACACAATGTCTGTCGGTGGAGCATGGTCCGATGGTTCGGTATTTGATGCCGGATGGCAATCAGGTGCGGATTTGATCAAAATGATGTCCGGCTCACTAGGAGCATCTAGCCAAGGTGGTGGGATGTTCAGCGGCGGTGGATATGGTCTTGCACTATATGATGCATTCCAACAGAACTTAGAACTTATTCAACGATTTTTCACACCTGACCTTAATTTTTGGTTTAATACCGACTCTGGTAAACTGAAAATTCTCAGTGAAGGTAATTTAGGTGTGGGTCAAATCGTAATCATCGAATGCTATGTGGCATCCGGTGTGTATGTAGACCAGTCATATATTTCGCAACCGGATGCCGCTTCCGGGTTATTTGTCACCAATGCGGATCAGAACTACCACAACCCGTATGCTTATACCATTGGTGGCACATCAGCCGATCCAACACAATCTGCAACATTTATGAATCAATCGATTTATAACAACCGCTGGTTGAAAGAAATGGCAACAGCTTATACCAAACTGCAATGGGGTACGAATATGAAGAAATTCAACGGCCAACCATTGCCGGGTGGTATTACTGTTAATGGTCAGGCGATTTACGATGAAGCTCAGGCTGAAATTGCCGAACTTCGCAAAGAGCTTCTGTTACTGCAAGAACCTCTACCGTTCTATATGGAGTAATTCATGTCTTTATGGAATACAAACACTTGGGCATCAATTGAAACTGATGACCCAAGATCGTTGGATAATATTCGCAACCCATATTTCAATCATAATTCTGTCGTATCCGAATCGAGTTTATTGAATGATCTGGTGTCCGAATCTATTCAGATGTCTGGATTAGAATTCTGGTACATCAAAAGAGAACTTCCAAATCTAGATCGTATTTTTGGTGAAGATTCTACCAACAAGTTTACTGATTATTACAAAGTCAATATGTATCTACAGTCGTACAACGGTTGGCAGGGACAGCAAGACTTCTATTCGAAGTTTGGTATTTCTGTTAGCGATGAAGTTGATTTGATTGTTCAACCTGATATGTTTGCACACCAAACTAATGGGATGATTCCAAGACCCGGTGATCTTGTTATGTGGGATCGTCGAGCGGCGTCGGGAAGACCAGCATTATTTGAAATCATTTGGGTAGAACAGGATGATCCATTCCACCCTAACGGTACGTTACCATTCCGTCGAATTACCGCCCAGAAATTTGCGTATAGCCGAGAAGATATGCCACTTATTAACCAATCTATCATCCCAGACCCTAACGGTACTGATATCCCTGCGGATATTCTGGATGAACTGATCCAAATGAGTAGTCATGGTGACATTGATAGACCAGATTTTGCGGAATCTGATCAAATCCAATCGGAAGGTAGTGTATTAACAGTATTTGATGAAAACGATCCATTTGGAGCTAGTTACTAATGATTAATGATATCCACCAATACAACAAGTCAGTACGGAATTATGTCGTACTGATGGGTACGTTGTTCAACAAAGTTACTATCCTCCGACCCGATAAAACAGATCCGATGGTTGTTCCTATCACATATCAATCGAAAGAAAAATTCGTAGCATATTTGCAGAACATGAACCAAAATACTGCCGGGGTATCCAATTTCCCAGACCTCCAAACAATCTTACCGCGCATGAGCTTTTTCATGCGCAAGTTGTATTACGATAAATCTCGGAAAGTTAACACCCTGCAATATTCAATGAATATTGTAGAACAGAATGGGTTGAAGGTTCATCAGAAACAGTTGGCCCCGGTCCCATACAATTTTGAGTTTGAAGTCTGCGTATATACAAGATATGAAGATGATATGTTGCAGATCATTGAACAGATTTTGCCATACTTCCAACCACATTTTAACGCCAAGATAAAGGAATTTTCCTTAGCCGGTGTTGTGGATAGGGACATTTACATCAATCTGACGGACTGTGAACCAGAAGAAGAAATGATCGGATTGATGGCAGATGATCGTCGCCATGTTATTTGGAATTTGACATTCGAGCTTTATGGATATCTGTACCCACAAATTCAATCTGCCAATATTATCAAGAAAACTATTGTCAATTTTGTTGGTAATGTAGAAGACCTATTAGATGATGCTGCTGCAATCTATCGGGTAACTAATGAAGTTATCCCAGAATCTGCTGATATTACCGATCCATACATAATTCAAACTACGGAAGTGTATCCGAATGGATAAAGAAGAATTTGATTTTCTAGAAACGGGGGATCTTGATGGGCTATTGGGTGGTGAGAGCCGTCCTAAGCCCGTTGTAGTCGTTTCTAAGACGATTCCGGTAGCTGACCTAGCTGACCTAGACCCCAGCCTAAAAGACGATCTAAACACGTCTAGGGCGACTCTGAGGGCACAGCAGGAAATCATGATGCAACTAGCTATCAGCATGGCCCCAGAGGTGATGATGGCTGAACATCCGAAGATGGTTGAAGCGTTCGCAAAGTTAATGGCCCAAATGACATCAGCATCAAAAGCGTTGGTTGATGTACACAAGGTCACCAAAGAGGCTAAGACCGTAGCCAGTGTTATCAACACCACGAACCAACAAATCAACGCGGAAAAAGTCTTTATCGGAACCCACGGCGAATTGCTGAAAAAAGAGGGAACCCGTCAAGACACCCAAGAAAAAGAAGTGAATTTAAAGGCTGTAACTTATGACCCGGAAAAAGACCGAGCTACCGAATGATGGTGAAGTAGTAGATACCAAATATGAATCCGATTTGATGTCAGATTCTGAGGCTTTCAAACTACTACTTGAGAAAGATGGTAAAGAATTGGAATCAACCTTTATCAAGGCCCCAGATTTTCAATCTGTAGACCCAGACAATTTCAGTTGCTTTAAAGATCGCAATAACCGAAAAGCCCGGTATATGGGCGACATGGATTTGCGTCGAGCTGAACAAGCTTACCCAATGACTGCGGAAATGGTCGAAGAATTTAAGCGATGCCGTGACGATATTGTGTACTTTGTTAAAAAGTATATGAGAATCGTTCATGTTGACCATGGGATGGTTCTATTCAACCTATGGGACTTCCAAGAAAAGATGTTGCGAAACATGGAGCATAATAGATTCTTTGTTTCGAAATGCCCGCGTCAAGTTGGGAAATCCACGGTTACCGCCGCATTCATCTTGCACTACATGATTTTCAACTCCGAAAAGAACATCGGTATTCTGGCGAACAAGGCCACCACATCCGCTGAAATTCTCGACCGGGTTAAAAAAGGGTTTCGCTATCTCCCAGACTTCTTGCAACCGGGTGTTCTGGAATGGAATAAAACCAGTATTGCGCTGGACAATGGTTGTAAGGTTTCGTCGCACGCGACAAGCTCAAGTTCCGTCCGTGGTCAATCTTTCGCAATGCTTTTCATCGACGAAGTTGCGTTTATCCCACAACATGAATGGGAAGAGTTTTGGAAATCCACATACCCAACGGTATCGTCCGGTAAGAAAACCAAAGTTCTAATGGTATCGACCCCAAATGGTATGAACCATTTCTACGATATATGGAGGAAAGCTGTAGATCGCAAATCTGGGTTCTACCCATTTAGTATTCAGTGGCAGGATGTTCCAGGCCGTGATGAAAAGTGGAAAATGGAAACCATCGGTAACACCAGTCTCGACGACTTCCAACAAGAATATGAATGTCAATTCAGATCAAGTTCGGGTACTTTGATAAAATCTGCGAAAATCGAAGATATGATCAAATATGCTATCGAACCTCTGTCAAAAGACAGGGATCTATACATTTACAAAGAAGCGAAGCCGGGTCACAAATATTTCTGTGCGGTGGACGTAGCGGAAGGTCGAGGTCAGGACTACTCAACCGCAGTCATGATTGATGTAACAGGATTCCCGTATGAAATCGCAGCGGTATATAGATCCAACAAGGTATCCCCGTTATATCTACCCCAGTTATTGATGAATTTTGCAATCCGATACAATGAAGCTCAAATTCTAATTGAAATTGCAAGTCAGGGGTTGTTGGTTGCCAAAGAACTTTATCTTGATCTTGAATATGAAAACCTTGTGCAGTTCGGCGGTATTGAGCTTGGGATTAAACAGTCAAAACGCACCAAAGCGATTGGGTGTTCGACCCTAAAAGACTTAATTGAACTGGATAAACTGATTATAAATAGTAGATTAGTAGCGGATGAATTTACAACATTCGTAGAAAAAAGCCTTTCTTTCGCCGCCGTCGAGGGTTACCACGATGATTTGGTGATGGCATTGGTTGTATTTGCATACTTCTCAACTACCGATGAATTCGATAACTATGTTGATCGAAGACAGCGTATGCCAGAAGAACTGTTTCATAAGGATATTGAAGAACTCCAAGATGAATTTTTGGGATTTGTTCTACATGATGATGGGGATTTCGATACTACTGATGAAGATGTGAGTTGGTTTACAAACTAACTCATCCAAACCTTAAATCGCAGAGACTAAGAAAATGAGCACTGAAAACACTCAAACCTTTCTTTGGGACAAATTGATTTTACCTGTGATTATTTTGGTGTTGGCCTTTATGGGTACGTGGGTATTTTCTATTAACGCAGATGTAGCGGTTATCAAAAAGTCTATGACTGCGGTTGACACATTAGTGACAGATCAGCGATCAGCCGACCGAATGATGATTTTACTAGAAGCCCAAACCAAAGCAAATACTGACCTCGTTAACGAAATGAAAACTAGTCAACGAGAACTTACCGACGCTGTTAACGAAATGAAACTGGCACTTGCCAAGTGCTGTTCCAAATCGGATAACTTTTCATTATACGGGCGCGGAAAATGAATTGGATATTAACGCTATTGCGGCTATTGCAGGCAGATAAAATGAGTACAGAGAACGAAACGCCGGATGCGGGTACACCATGTACTCCACCAGAACCCAATGATCCAACTCAAAAATTCGGATTGATAGATGATTTACTATTTCTTCTATTTCTAATCCCAATGATTGGGGTGTTCATCCCACAATTACGTGACAATATCAAAGCAGGATTCGATATTCTCGATACCCTACCAAACTGGTTTACGTTTGTTATTGTTCTAGGTGTGGTGTGTATTTTCGGGTTGAGAAAACAACTTACCGATATTTTAACTAATTTTACAAGTTTCGGTAAAAAATAAGAGAAACCTAGTTTTCTCTTGCATAAATAGAATTAGATAATTGGATTATGTCCAAGAACTTTTTGACAATTTGAGGAAACAATTGAGATGACATTGCTATCTCCGGGCATTGAGATTAAAGAAATTGATCTCAGTACCACAATCGCAAACGCGGCCACAGGCCGTGGTGCGACAGTAGGTAAAGCGCAGTGGGGTCCGGCGTTCCAGATCAGTCAGTATGTTGACGAACCAGATGTGGTTCGTCGTGCTGGTCAGCCAAACGACTACACCGCAGCAACCTTTTTCAGTATGGTAAACTTCCTACGCTATGCAAACGATCTACGTTTTGTACGTGTAGTAAATGCTGCTACTGCTAAAAATTCTACAGCACTTTACAATGCCGTTATCGCAACGATTAGTTCTAGCGGTACTGGATATGTACAGGGTGCTACATACAATGTAACCGTTAACTCAGGTGCAACCGTAATTTCGACCGCAACCGTAATGGCTGTATCGGCGATTGGTGAATTGCAACTGCTTCGTATCAATTCTACTGGTGTATTGAATGCAATTGCCAATGGACTAACTACCGCTCAATTGGGTGGTGTAGAAGTTCGTATGACAGGTGGTGCAGGTACTGGCGCTATCGTAACAGTTTCGTTGCTGCAAGATTCTGGTGCATATATGCCAAACGATGCTGCGTTGCATACTGCATTTACATCGAACACTGTTACTCAACTGATTAATAACCAGATCCCTAGTATTATCGCTAAGTATCCGGGTTCGTATGGTGATAGAATTAGCGTTGATGTAATCAACTACGCAGACTACACAGCTAATACTGGTAACATGGCGGTATTCCCTACCGGTGTGAACAAATCTATCAAGTCGATTGCTAATATGTTCGAATATGGCCCACAAAACAGTAACCAATACGGTATTGTGGTATACTTTGATGGTGTGGCAGTTGAGACTTTTGTAATCTCGACATTAGCTGGTGATAAAGACGTTTATGGATCAAACATCTATCTGGATGAATTCTTCGCAAACGGACCTAGCCAGTATATCCACGCTACATCAGATTCTTGGTTATCCCCTACACTTGGTGGTTCTATCGGGCTTGTATTTGCCGGTGGTAAAGATTCGAACGTTGCTGCTGGTGATTACTTGACTGGATGGGATCTGTTTGGTGATAAAGAGGTCATCTTTGTTAACTTGCTGATCGGTGGGGCTGCCTCGGATGAATCTCTGGCTGATGCTTCTACCATTCTTAGATACCTAGCGGATCTAGCTACTACTCGTGCGGATTGTCTTGCGCTTATTTCACCACCGCGTGATCTAGTTGTTAACCAATCTACCGTAAACGCAGTAGCCAGTATCGTTGCTTGGCGTAATGGTGTGGATGAGTCTGGTAGTGAAGTTCCAAATAACCTGAACGTTAACACAAGCTTTGTATCAATTGACGGGAACTACAAGTTCCAGTATGACAAGTACAACGATAAAAACCGCTGGGTTCCGCTCTCAGGTGACATCGCTGGGCTTTGTGCATATACCGATCAAGTGGCGCAAGCATGGTATTCGCCTGCCGGTCTGACCCGTGGTCAAATCAAGTCTGTTGTAAAATTGGCAATCGCACCGAAACAAGCACATCGCGATAGTCTGTATGAAGCACAGATCAACCCTGTAATCAGTGTCGAAGGTGAAGGCACTTTCATGTACGGCGATAAGACAGCTATGAGTGCTCCATCGGCATTCAGTCGCATCAACGTGCGTCGTTTGTTCAACCTGCTTGAAAAAGCTATTTCCGATGCATCGAAGTACAGACTATTCGAAATCAATGATGCGTTTACGCAGAATTCGTTCCGTACTGAAGTCAATGCTTACCTAGAGGGTATTCGTGCCCAACGCGGTATCTATGACTACTATGTTGAATGTTCGGATCGGAACAACACCGCCGATGTAGTTGACAACAACGAATTCCGTGCAGCGATCATGATCAAACCAGCTAGATCGATCAACTACGTTACTCTATCGTTTGTTGCTACTCGTTCTGACGCAAACTTCCAAGAACTATTGGGTTCTATCTAATAGTTAATCGCTAATTGAAGGGGTTGAAAAACCCCTTCTAAATAAACATAGGAAACAAACACAATGGCATTGGAAATGCAGATTGGCGCCATCCTTGGTGATGCAGCCCGTCCAAACTTATTCGAAGTCGAAATTCCATTCCTAGGTCGTGATTTTAATTTCAAATGTAAAGCCGCTTCTCTACCAGCTTCGACAGTGGAAAAGATTCCGGTTGGATATCAGAACCGTAAAATCAATTTAGGTGGTGACCGAGAATTTGAAGATTGGGTAATTACTGTTTACAACGATACAGGTCATTCTGTACGTGAACAGTTTCTTGATTGGAGCCGTATGGTTCAAATGCAAGACAGCAACATCTATGGTGATGCACCAGAAGATTACAAGAAAAATGGTTATGTTCGTCAGTTCGACCGTAAGGGTGTTCAAACTGTTCAATACCTCATTGTCGGCATGTTCCCAACTACAGTAGCAGAAATTGCACTGGACTGGGATACCAACAACGAAATTGAAACATTTGAAGTTACTCTAGCTATTGACTGGTGGGAACCATCTACTACTGTTTAATGTGATACAGGGGCCAATTGGCCCCTATTCTAAATTGGGATAACAAATGGCACTACCGACATTCATCCAGAAAATGTTCAAGCCCTTCGAAGACGATTCTATTCAGCTTCCGTCTATCGTCGCCCCCTCAAATGAGGATGGTGCAATTGAACATGATGTTATGGATACTGGTTCTTTTCAAAATTGGCGTGGTCATGGTATCGACCTTGAACCGTCATACCAGAATTTGCCAGAGCTGATTGACATGTATCGCGACGTTGCTTCAAATCATGAAGTGCAGTCCGGTATCTCAGATATATGCGACCAAGCAATTGTAATGGATGACAACGAACCGGCCACCTTAAATCTGGACGGAACAGATTTTAGTATTGCTATCCAGCTAAAAATGTCCGAAGAATTCAAGTTGATTCTGAAAATGCTTGATTACCGCCATAAGGGGTATGATTACTTCCGTGATTGGTACATCGACGGTCGGAAAGTTATGCTCAAGGTAATTGATCCTAACAATCCGAAGAAAGGCATTCAGGAACTACGAGTTCTCGAACCAAAACAAGTTGTCAAGGTTCGAGAAAATAAAAAGAAAAATATTGATGGAAATGAAATTGTCACCGGAATTCATGATTTCTTTGTGTATCGTCCAGTTGACAAGACAGACCCAATCCATGTTGGATTCGGGATGCGTAAGGATTACATCCTACCAGTAGATATGGTCACCTATGCTCACTCTGGGCTATTTGATTCTACCGGTAAGACAATCATTTCATATATCCACCAAGCGATTAAACCGGCCAACATGTTAAAAATGTTGGAAGATGCTGCATTGATTTACATGATTGTCCGTGCCCCGGAACGTCGTGTGTTCTATATTGATACTGGTAACCTCCCTAAAGCGAAAGCCGAACAATATGTTCGTGGGATTATGACCGGATTCAAGAATAAAATGACCTATGATGCGGTCAGCGGTAAAGTTAAAAACGGTTACAACACTCAATCCATGTTGGAAGACATGTGGCTCCCTCGACGTGAGGGTAACAAAGGGACCGAAATTGACACCTTACCCGGTGGTCAAAACATGGATGCTACCGATCTGTTGAATTACTACAAACAGAATCTGTATGATTCCCTGCAAGTTCCTGCGTCTAGAGTCGATAGCCAGTCGATGATCGATTTTGGGGCCGGTGGTACTGAAATCACCCGCGAAGAATTGAAGTTTGATAAATTCATCAAACGTTTACTTCTAAAATTCTCTACTCTATTGCTGGACCCACTTCGTACTAACTTGGTGTTGAAGAAAATCATCACCGAAGAGGAATGGGAAGAGAACAAGAACGAAATTCTGATCAAGTTTGCAGCAGACTCCTATTTCGCCGAGCGCAAGCAGGCCGAAATGATGCAAATGCGATTGACTAACTATACTCAAGTTCGTGACATCATTGGTGTGTATGTATCGCATGAATGGGCTGCACAAAACATTTTGAAAATGACTCTTGAAGAAATTGAAGTACAGCGCAAGAAAATTCTTGAAGAACAAAATGATCCGATTTACAAACTTGCGGATCAACGTAACTTGGCAATGAATGGTGGTATTTCAGATACCGATCCATTTGCCCCGGCCCCCGATGGAACACCCGGTGGTCAACCCCCAATTCAATAAAGTAACCCGAGGTTTAAAGTATGAGCGAGATTTTGACCGCTGCCCTTGAACAGAATCCTATCGAGTTTCAAGCGAAGTTCGATGAGGCGGTCCAAGCCGCAATTCTGGCATCCAGCGCAACTATTACCGCCGATATTCTGAAACCTTTCCAAGAAGCAAAGGGTGAAAACCCTTTTGCCGATAAGAAAGATGACGATAAAGGCGATGACAAAGACAAGTCCGATAAGAAAGATGATGAAGATAAGGACAAAGACAAGTCTGATAAAAAAGATGACAAAGACAAGGACGACAAGGAAGACAAAGACCCAAAAAAGTCTGATCTGACCGAGCGTACACTATCTTTCGAAGTTGGGAACCCTGCATCTGCATCTAAGCAACTTAGAAGCAAAGGTATTGCAGCGGCATCCGAACCGGGTGATGGCAAGGTCGTCAAAGTTAAAGTTGCAACCCCAGAAGATGGCCGTAAAATTTCAGCTTGGTTGCAGGATCAAGGATGGTCTGAAAAAGAAGTACATCAAAAGTATCCAGAATTATCACGTCTAGCTAAGGGTAACTAATGTTCGAATTAAGTCTACAAGATATTCTTGGGACTTTGTACGAAGCAACTGATACTGGGTACAGATACAAATACGAGTTGGGTCCAAAAGAGCTGGCAATGGTTCTAACCCAACTCGATTTGACTTCTAAGCAAGTTGGGGATTCGTTGGATATTAGCGATAATGATGACGATGAAGACAATCAAGTATTGGGTAAGTATTCCGATGGGGTGTTGACCACCGATATTAAGGTACAGGATTATCTGGATCTGAAAATCGTGAAGAAACTCGTTAAGGAATCGCACATCAAGAAAGACGGTTCGCTTGATATGCGCAAATTGCTTGGCAAAGCAACTAAGAAATATCAGCAAGCACTTGTCGCACAAGGAACGTATGCAACTCCGGTAGCCGGGGACATCGCAGGTTCACCGACAAATCCTGATAGTTCCGAAATTTAACGATATAAATACTATCAGATAGAGGTTAAACATGACTGATCAACTGATCGTCGAGTCGCAGGAATACCTATTCACTGAGGTTGAAGACTTCAAAGTGGAAATGGTTACCGAAGTCTCAAAGAGCGGCGACAAGAACTTATACGTCGAAGGTATTGCAATGCAGGCCGAGACATTGAACGGTAACGGGCGAGTATATCCAACCCGCGTTATGTCGGAAGCTGTAGACCAGTACGTCGATAGGTATGTAAGCAAAAATCAAGCGTTGGGTGAATGTGACCATCCACCACGACCTAATGTCCTGTTGTCGGAGGCTAGCCATTTGATCCAAAAGATTTGGACCGAAGGGAATAACGTCTGCGCACGGGCCATCATCTTGAATGGTGCAAAGGGTCAACAAGTACGCGCATTGATCGAAGGTGGTTGGACTCCTACAGTTTCAACCCGTGGTTTGGGTAAAGCGGTTCAAATCAATGAATCCAAATCAAAATACGGTCGTGCTTACACAGAAATTACCAAATTCCAACTTACTGCTGGGTTTGACTTCGTTCATAACCAATCCGCACCGGGCGCTGTAATGGCTGGGGTATATGAGTCTAATGGACACATCTATATTCCACTGCGACAAAAAGAAACATGCGATTGGGATAAGGTATCTTACGGACTGCGCAATTTGGCAGGACTAAATACTCCGATGATTATCGAATCAACCACCGGTCATGATGGAATGAAATTGTCCACAAAGGGCGGCGTTCTTATTATTGAATGCGATACCAGTAAATGGTCCGTTCCGGTAAAAGAACTTAAAAAATATCTAGGCTAAGGCTGGAATGCCCAGTCCAATTGATATAAATACTTCAAACAATTCTTGGAGAGTCTTTAATGACTAACAAAACTATTGGCGCTGAGCTTCTAAATACTGATGAAGTAAAAGCGCTGTTCGAAAGTGTTGGTGCCCCGGCAGATAAGATTGACGACTTCGTTGAAGTTTTCAATGCCGCTGTAGCCGCACAAACCAAAGCTGGTGTTGACTCGCTGGTGGAGGCTAAAGTTGCAGAGCTGGAAGCCAAAGCTGTTGAACATACAAACTTCCTAAACGAAAAAGCCGAAGAATACAAACTTCTGGTTAAAGAAGAAATGTCGGCTAAAGTTGATGCCTACGTTAAACATTTCGCCGAAGAATTCGTTGCTGACAATAAGCCAGTTATCGAATCCAACGTTAAAGCAACTATGTTTAGTTCGCTGATGGGCGATCTTGTTGGTGTTATGGAAAACTACAATATCAAACTGTCTGATGAACAAAAAGACGTTCTGGGTATTGCAGAATCTGAGCTGGTCGCTATTAAAGCTACCCTAGCCGAATCGCAAGCAAAAGTTATCGAACTGGCTGCTACTATTAGTGAAAGTAAACGAGCTGACATCCTAGATGCCGCTGTTGCCGATCTAGTTGAATCGCAAGCTGAAAAAGTTCGTGAATTGGCAAGTGACATCGTGTTCAGCGATAAGTATGCCGAAAAAGTTAAACGCATTGTAGAAGCAATCGCAAGCAAACCAGCCGCACCTGCTGCTGATAAAACCGACGTTGTTACCGAAGTTAAAGATCCGGTAGTTGACGATAAGCCTGCTGTTTCTGCTCATATGCAACAATACCTAGGCGCAGCACGCCGTCTAGCGTAATAAATAGATGAAAAGTGAATTTATTTTGTAAATAGTTCACTTTTTAGCGAAAACTTGAAATTAATAGATATAAATACATATATCAAAAACCTTTTTAACAATTTCCATTCTGGAGAATAGAATGACTGCTCTTACTGAAAAGTGGCAAGCCCTTCTGGAAGACAAAGAACTGCCTGCAATTGCTACCGCTAAAAAATCGGAAATCATTGCTACAATTCTTGAGAACCAAGAAAAAGACTTGCGCGAATCTGGTCAACTGACCGAAGCCAACGTACAAGGCGATTATACTGGCGGTGCCGCTGGTGTTGCTGGTGGTTCTACTACTGGTGGTATCGTTGGTACAGCTCCTGTAGTTATGGGTCTGGTTCGTCGTGTTATGCCACAACTGATGGCCTTTGAAACTGTTGGTGTACAACCACTGGCTCAACCATCGGGTCAAGTGTTTTACCTTCGTTCCGTTTACGGTTCTAACCCACGTCAGACCGGCTTCACCGAAGCTTTCCGTCCGGGTCAAGCTCCGCAAGTGGGTTGGTCGGGTAGCCTAGGTGACGGTTCTTCAATCGGCGCTCTGCAAATCCCTAACGCTGTTGCAATCGCTGCTGGCAACGTTATTAACCCTAACGATTTCGTAAAATTCACCGGTGCTAATAACTCGACTGAATATGTACAATACGTTGGTGTTGCTGCTCACACCGTTGGTTCTGATGCCACCGCTGACTTCGCTGCACTTGTTACTTCGAATCAACTGGTTCCAGTTGGATCGGGTCTGTTGACTTCCATTGCTGAAACCATGGAAAACTTCAACGGTACTTCGGGTAACCCATACGCTGAAATGTCGTTCCGTATCGACAAACAAACTGTAACTGCAAAATCTCGTCAACTGAAAGCTCAATACTCTATTGAACTTGCACAAGACTTGCGTGCTGTTCACGGTCTGGATGCAGATTCTGAACTGTACGGTATTCTGGCACAAGAAATTCTGGTTGAAATCAACCGTGAAACAGTTAACACCGTTCTGACTCAAGCTCAAACTGGTGCCGCTGGTATGACCGCTGGTACAACTACCGCTGGTGTGTTTGACCTTGCTGATGCGAACGATGTTAAAAACGCTCGTTGGGCTGGTGAAGCTTACAAGGCGCTGTTGATTCAGATCGAAAAAGAAGCCAACGAAATCGGTCGTCAGACTGGACGTGGCAACGGTAACTTCATTATCGCTTCGCGTAACGTTGTTTCCGCTCTGGCAATGACCGATGCTCTAGTTAGCTGGGGTCAAGCTGGTCTGCAAGCTGGTCTGTCTACCGAAACCAACTCTAGCGTATTCGCTGGTGTTCTAGGTGGTCGTTTCAAAGTGTTCATCGATCAGTACGCCCAATTTGACTACTTCGTAGTTGGATTCAAAGGCCAAACTGAAATGGATGCCGGTGTTTACTACAGTCCGTATGTTCCGCTGACCACTCTGCGTGGACAAAACCCAGCTAACTTGCAACCTGTAATGGCTCTGAAAACTCGTTACGCGATGAGTGTTAACCCGTTTGCTCTGCCGCAAGAACAACAAATCATCGACGGTTCGCCACTGCGCACTATCGGTAAGAACCCATACTACCGCCGTGTAATGGTAAAAGGTCTGTAATAGATCGTTTGCCGGGTTCAAAACAAATCAAGGGAATCCGAAAGGGTTCCCTTTTTTTATTGCTAAAAATTTGATATAAATAAGGTTGGGTAATAATACCCAATATACCCAATGGGAGGGGTTATGACCGCACCAAAGTTAACACCGGGGAGATTTGATAAAATGGGTCCAATTGTTGTACCCCATGATATTTTCAAATATGTTACAACTCATACCGGGTGGTCTACCACAATTAGTTCGTATGTTCCTGCTTCACGTCAACCACTATTAACCGCCATCAAATATTGGATGGATCTAAATGGTGCTTGTATTGTTAGATCGCATTCAAGTAATAAATTTGCTGCGATTAAGGACATTACACAATGTGCGACTATCGTATACGGAAAACCAAAGATTTCCGGTAACACGCTACACTAATAGAAAGGGGCCGAAAGGCTCCTTTTTTATTTTCTTGACATCAGAACCGAATTGAAATAGAATGGCACCACTCAGAACAGAAAGGTGCGTTATGAACGTTTGGGAAACTCTGCAATCGATCAAAGATAATGGTCCGGTTGAACATTACTACGGGATTTGTTCGAATTTTGTAAGAATGTCTGATGTTTGGTCGGATTTATTGGATGTTTGGGAGGACAATCACCAAGCTTGTTTCAAAGCTTGGGATGAATTCAGTGGGAGCATCTACTATCCGATCCCCGGTTATGATGATCAAACACCATATGAAGCGTTCGACCTTACCGATGGGGCTATCATGTGGGATCGGAATCATGAATACGGTGCGGCTCGATGGAGACTGTTGGATCATTGCATCGAATGGTTCAAGAACTTCGAAACCAATCCACAACCAATGGTGTAACATGAACAACCACCTGTACCCAATCAAATTGCACACCCTTCTCAAAAATTTGGTTGATACCGAAGTGTTTAGGAGCCGGATTCCACCAAAAGAAATCCGCCTGAACTCCCCGGATGATGATAAAACTCGGGTGATGTTATTTGCCAATGAAGTTCATCATGCGGTATGTCAGTTACCGGATTTGAAAGTAATTGAGCCAATTTCCACCCGCAAGCGACTTGCGATCCCAAATAAACGCTGGTTGGGTCACTGCTGGGTCGGTGCCATGTTCGAGGTGTATACCTGCGAAGGGGAGTTGATTTATTCTCAACCGGTTGAGGAAGTCAAGGGGTATCTTTCGGCGGCTATTGAAGTAGAATTGTTGTCAATGCTCTTGGAGTCCCACGGTCATAAGATTGATATGGTGTAACATGACAAACGAAATGCTTGTATGCTGTAATTAAGATCATTAATTTTTGAGGTGCTTTATGATGCAATGGTTTGTGGTGTACATGTTGATGAACGTCGGCCCCGGTATTACAACTCCTTTTCAGATGATGCCAGCGGCATCCCATGAGAGGTGTATCGAAACTGGCGAGGCATGGGTACAACAGATGTCTAACCAGATCGGTCATGCTCGATACGTTTGTATCCAATTGCCTGATGCCAGATTTGAACGATGACCGTTTGGAAATCATTGAGACAATAAAAAAGGAGCCGAAAGGCTCCTTTTTCTTTTATGCACTCACAACAACCCAATCTTCGGCTAGGATATCTGTCTGAGAAGCGAGCCACGGCACGCATTTCCCATCAGCGGTACGCATATCAATATGCGGACAATAATCGATTGTGGTGCCTTCTGGGAAGATCCCAAGCAATGGCGCACGACTTACCGTGAATTGTGATCCAGATACAAGGTACAGGAACATTCCTTTACCATTCCAACCACTACGGGCGACCAACAACCCACCTTTCAATGCCGATAATGCTTCACCAAAATTCATCACAAAACTTCTCCAAATTTAGAACTTGACATACATCTAACCTGTACATAACCGTTTACATCCTGCCAATGTGCTACAGATTTCAATCCGTGTTTCGACACATGCAATTCAATCTTTTCCTTCCAACCAGCATCAGTTGTCACCAAATCGAAAATTCCTTTTGGGACCGGCATTGGACCTTTCGGTTCACCCTTGACACTGGATGGTCTAAGGGTTGGTTTGAAATTCATCTGTGCGATAATCGCCGCGACAATCTCACTGTCGATTTCATCCTGAATCGCTTCTGCCAATTCTGGGCTGGTTAACAGCTCCTGTAGATCATCACTGAGCACCGAATCTGGCTCCTGTGATTCGATTACAGACGTTTCGCGGGGTTGGTCGGTAACGTCGCCTAGGTCTTCACCAGTTTCATCAACAGAGAGCATCACAGGGGCTTCTGGAGACTTAGGTTTACGGCCACGTTTGCCTTTGATTTCTTCACTCATTCCTAACTCACTAAATAAAGGATATTAACAACCATATTTAGTGCCTAGAAATGACGAACAACAGACTGGTTTACGGGATGGGTGTTTACGACATCGGAAAATACAAATCCAGAATAGATGGTGTGACTACCAAGGAATACAACCTTTGGTGTTCCATGATAGGTAGGTGTGTGCCGAATGGCAATTGGCAACTCAAATACCCATCGTATCTCGGGTGTCAATTACACCCAGATTTTATACAATTCCAAAAATTCTCCGAGTGGTGCCATAAACAAATTGGGTTTGATCAACCAAATTTCCATCTGGATAAGGACATTTTAGCATCTGGTCCTAAAGTATATGGCCCGGACACCTGTTGCTTCATCCCAGACAAGTTGAATCTGTTGTTAAATCACCAGTCTGATGTAAGAAGTCCATATCCCATTGGTGTGGTGTATGAAGCATCCCGTCGAAAATATAAAGCTCAGGTTAGTATTAACTGTAAGATGGTTAATTTGGGTCGATTTAACACACCAGAAGAAGCCCATTATAAATACTGTATAGCCAAACTAAACGAGATTCGCAGACAAGCGATTCAATACAAAGATGTGATAGACCCACGGGTCTACACGGCATTACTAAACTATGAGATTTGATCGTGAGTGATATTATAATCCGAGAATACAACCAGTCATTCATTCATGTCTCTGGTGATCCATCAGTTAGATACGATCTAGCGGATAAATTTAAGTTTTTTGTTGAAGGCTCGCAATTCAGCGCCAAGGTAAAATATGGTATCTGGAACGGATTTATCAACCTGTACAACATAAACACCCAATTGCTCCCAAAAGGGCTGTTCATCGAATTGCTGAAATACTGCAAACAAGAATCCTATTCGGTCAAATGCGACCCATCTCTGATTCCTCAGAAAGTCGATAAGGCTACATTTGACGAATGGTTGGAAACCAAGAAAATTTATTCAAAAGGAAACCTGATCAAACCACACTGGTATCAGTATGATTCGGTTCTGCATGCATTGAACAATCAACGCAACCTTTTGAAATTACCAACCTCGGCTGGTAAGTCCTTGATCATTGCTCTATTAACCCGATGGGAATATGAGAGTGAAGGTCGGGTATTAATTCTGGTCCCAACTGATGTTCTAAGACAGCAGATGAATGAGGATTTGATTGAATACGGACTATTCAATCAAGATGAAATCCAAGTTCTAGACCCGAAGACCAAGAAGGGTCCGCAACGGAAAGTCGTTATTACCACATGGCAGACCGCTGCAAAACAGCCTGCTGAATGGATGCAACAGTTCACAATGCTGTTGAACGATGAAGTTCACCTTGCAACCGGCCAATCCCTGCAAACCATCAATGAAAAATTGACCAATGCAGAATACAAATTAGGGTTGACTGGTACTCTGAAAGACACAAAATGTCATATCATGCAATTGACTGGATTGTTTGGGGAAGTATTCGCCCCGATCACCACTCGGCAAATGATTGATGAGGGTTCGGCGTCAGCTATATCGGTAAACGGATTTGTCCTGAAGTATTCGGATGCAGATCGTCAGGCGGTTAAGAAGTCCACATACCAAGAAGAAATTGATTTCATCATCAAACATGAAGGTCGAAACAATTTCATCACCAACTTGGCGACACACTTCAAAGACGAAAATACCATTGTTCTATTCAATCGGGTAGAACATGGTAAAGAGTTGTATAAGAAGATTACCAAGAAGTTGGAAGGGTCTGGTAGGAAAGTCTATTTGATCTTTGGCGGTACTGCAAAGGATCATCGTACCGAAGCCAAGAAGAACCTAGAGAATGAAACAGGTTCGGTGGTGATTGCATCATATGGGGTTTTCAGTACCGGTGTCAGCATCAACAACCTGCACAATGCAATCTTCGCACACCCGACCAAGAGCAAGATCATTTCACTACAGAGCCTAGGTAGGCTTCTGCGGAAACATATTTCTAAAGCCAAAGCAAGAATGTTTGACTTGGTAGACGATCTGTGTTGGAAATCCCATAAAAACTACGCCTACGGTCATGGTGAAGAACGATTGAAGTTCTACGATGCCGAGGAACATGAACTACATATCAAAGAGGTTAAAGTTTGATGGAAACGTTTCTGGAATATGTCGAGGGGCAATGCCCACCCGGCATGGACCAATGGGTTGCTTCAAATAAACAAGCATTCGTAGATCAATATGGTATGGATGAATACCAAATCTTTCTAATGAGTGCTGCGTGGTCTTTGTACAAGAAGATTTACCGCAACTCAGAAGTCTTTTCGCAATAAAACAAAAAGGGAGCCAATGGCTCCCTTTTTTATTACTTGGATGCTTTGTAGGCATCAAGTCTTTGTTGTAATTGTGTCAACGGTGTAGGTGGTGTTCGCCAATCGTTACACCAAGCCATTGACGGGTCGATAGCAGGCTCGGGGTTCGCGGCAACCCACTGTTCCCACTGTTCTTTGGTTACACCTTTTGATACAACCGTCCACCAACTGCTCTCACACCAGTGATATCGCCAACCATCTGGCATATCCATCATGACCTGATGGACTTCATCATTCGATAATGTCATTCCGAAATTCCGCCTCAATCATTTGTTTGATAGTGCCTTCATTGACTCTCAGAACCCATTCATCAAAATCTGGCATTGATGCAACCAGTTTCCGCATGAACATACCCAAATCCTTACCTTCCAGCCCGGTTAATTCGCGAACGATATCACCGTTGAATTTGGACTTTATCAGCTTTCTTCGTTCCAGTCTAGCCATCGCAGCATCGAATTCTGTTTTGGCTGCTGGGAAGTATGTCCAGATTGTTTCGTGCCAGATTGACTTATCTTTCGGGAATTCAAAATGTTTGTCAACTTCCGGGTGTACCTTCAACCATTCCAGAAATGCGGTATAGGTCGGACGTTTTTTGTCACGAACCCGAGCTGTATGATTTCGGTTGTCTAGGTCGTAGATCGCAGAATTGAACCAATCTGTATCGACGGTAAACCTGAATATGTCTTCCATTGTATCAAATCCATATTGGTGCACTCGATAGCTGTACCCTAGGAACTCGATAGCTGTCTTGAAATCTTTGGTCAGGTGGATTGTATCAAATAGATTGTCACCATCCCGTAATGGCATCGACAGGCCGTCATGTCCGAATCTAAGACCTAATTTGTGAGCTATTCGCCCAATCAGGTTGCCAAGATCGTTCCAAGAGTAGTATTCGTTTGCAAAGTTGAAATCGTCTTTCTTGGTATAGATCAAATCAATCTGCAATAGACCTCCTGAAAATAGAGGAAGACCGAAACTTGTAACAGGCCCATTTGATTTGAATACAACTTTATCAGTATTCATACCGGACGCTATAAGCATTGCAATATTAGCATCACCAATTTTATGCAACTCGGTTGGAACTATGATATCAATGTCACCAAAACTTGGCTTATTACGATATGCTCTGATTACAGAGGACTTTTCTTCAATACCAGATGATTTGATCATATTATCTAGCACCTCTGACAGTTTTGAAGCAATCCAATGGTATTCTGATGCTTCTACTCGCTTAGCTCCATATTCCTTTAGTGCATTACCGCCCATGATTAAACCCCATTTTCAAATTTGAGCATAGCGATCATGTTTTGAATAGCAAATCCACGATCACCGAACAACTTGCAAGCTTTTTCATAGAAATCGACTTTGATTTGAATCATTGCGTTGGCTTTTTGCTTATCAATGACCTTAGAATCGCCTTCGACGTTCTTTGTAACTCCCCCGGCACTCATGTTATAACTATAAATATCGCCGTCTTGAGAACCTGCATAGTAGTTATATCGATTTCGAACTATCGCCAATAATTCCAGTTCAGCCATCTTGGCCTTGGCTTTCCACGCCGTTAGTCGGTGGTAATAGGTGGCATGTTTGGTAATGTTTGTAGCTGCTTCGGACATCAAATGGCTGGGATCGATAATCAGATCCTTATCCAATTGTGCTTGCAATTCCGACATTTTATCAGTTTGTTCGTTACTCACTCATCCCTCCACCCTTTCTTATGTTTCTGTTTACCGCTTCGCTCGGCTTTCTTTCGGTCAACCATCGTTACCGGACGGTTGAAATCCTCCATGAAAGTTGCTACTGGATTTCTCATGCGTTTCATATGAAGCCTCATTAAGTATCCCGGCTTTCACCGGGATTTGATTTTATGGTGTATGTTATCGCGTAGTTGGCATGTACAATTGAATCAAATTGCTCAATTCCGACCAGTTGTTTGCAACCAGTGAGTTGGTCACATCAACCCGATGATCAACTTTCAGACGAATCGCCAAGTGTCCGGCGTTTTGAGCTTCCAAAATATGGCTCGGGGAATCATCAATGAAAATCGTATGATCGAACAGCGAGAGAACCTGAAACTTTGATTTGTTCAATCCAACGCAATGAACATCGCTGAACGCGCCCGGATACCAGAACTCCAAGTTCTTCTGTCTTAGTTGCTTGGTTACTGGGCTGTCCAGAACAGCGGTGACGCCGATGAAATTGTATTTATGCTTCAGGGTATTGACTGCCAGCAGAGCATCCTTATATGGACTTAGAAAGCCCATATATTTGGATTCTTGATACTCAGTTGCCAATGCCATTGCGGTTTCTGTATCAACCCCAAACAGTTCTTCGAAGGTTCGATATTCACCACTTGCATACATTCTGATGGCCTGTTCGGTTGGATACCCTTTCTTTTCCATGAAATATGGAAACCTAGACATCCAATCCAAAACAACACCATCAATATCACACAAAATAATCGGTTTCAATGTTTATTCCTGTGAATAGATTCCCGCCACGATTGAATAACCGCCAGACATTGAACCAATTCTGTATCAAGTTTTTCCAAGTCGCCTTTGATAGCCTCATCAATTGCTTCTAATACTTCTTCCGCCAGAATATCTGTCCATGAGACAATCCCAGACGTGGCTTTTCGATCACAGAACCGTTTTGCATCTTCGGCGATTGATACACCCAGTTCAAACACAGTAGCTTGGGTATAGCTCGGATGGTCTTGAACTCCCCATTTGGCAACTTGTCGAGCCATTTCTACTTTTGCATCATCAAGGCTAGGGGCTGCCGTGGTAACCACTGTTGGCTCTACCGTAGTTTCGGTAGAACCGGTAATGTGGTGCAACTCATCCAATACAAATTCTTTTAAGCTCATACTTCAGTCCTGAATTCAATCAATTTTTGGGATTCATCATCACGATACATAAGCTGATTACCATCAGCGAATTCAATGATATGAATTGCGGTGATTGGTTGTTGGTCTGGTGTGTGGGCTAATACCCTAAACCACATTTTCGACGCGATGACGTTATTGTGGGTCAATTTCTGAATCGCCCCATTTAAACTCTTAAACACCAGTTTCACGGTGTACGGTTTTTGTTCTGGTGGTTTCCCGAACAATGTTGACCAAATACTCATAATGATACCTTTGATTTGCTTTCTTGGAGTTCTTCCAAGGTGTTCGCGACTGTTTTATCATCACGGATTTTCACGAATTGTGGTAGAAACAGACTGGAAACTTCGGCACCACGACGCTTTACGATACCGTTGTATTCAACTTCTACGATCATTCCATCCAATACAATCTGTTCACGATTGATCCAGAACCATTCGCGTTCTTTGTCTGACATACCAGACGCATCAACTTCTACAAGTCTACACGCGGTGGTACAGGTCAATGTACCGGCAATTTCAGAGTACTTCTTGCCGTCTTTACCCGGTTTCACACCGATAACCAGAAGGTCGGCGGACATTACTTGTTTGAACTTAACCTGATCTTTGGATCTGGTGTTAGTCCACAACCCTTTCATGTTCTTGAGGATGATACCTTCAAGATCCAGTGCGATATATTTGGAATAGATCGCTGTAGCTTCATCCAAGTTTCTAACGATATGAGTTTCGATAACAGATGTGAACACGGTATGATTCAGTTCATTCAACTGAGCCAATCGAGTCTGATAATCATTCTTGGATTTACCAGCTTGCCATTGGTCATATGGAATCAAATCCCATAGAACAAAATGCAACCCTGCTTCTTCAGCAGCGGAAATCGTACCTTTAACAGCTTTGTTATAGATTCCGTTACCGGTCGAACGATCTGCAATACCTTCGGTTGTGGTATGAGGTTCCCCAAGAGCCAT